CTGCCTGGGAGGCAGAGCTGCTGTCCAGAACCACCGTGGCTGCGATGTCCATGGGGACAGGGATGGCATCCTTGACCAGCACGTCAGCGGTGACATGCCGCTTCGCATCGATGTCCTCCTGGGAGATGGACACCACGAGGTTGGTCGTGTAGCCCACCGTGAAGTTCTCATCATGCTGGTAATCCACCAACACTGTCTGACCCGAGGTGATGCTCCCCGTGGTCACACGGCGGAGGGACAATGCCGTGGTCTCATCCCCGTTGACGAAGGTGAAGTCAGACACCCCGCTGGAATCATTGGGCCCCCTATACTGAATGGTGCGGTCCTCATTCCAGACATCCACCGTCAAGTAGTTGGCTCCCAGGTTGTCCAGGTACTCCAAATACTCTCCCAGCATCACATGGGATTCACCCGTGATGCTGATGGTGTCCCCAGAGGGGATGATGTCCCCATCCGAATCCGTGGTGCCCACGATCTGCACATAGTCCCCTGCCAGGGTCGAACGCCCCCAATCCAAAGGATCATAGGGGTGGTGCAGCTCATAAGCATCCGCTTCCAGGATGCCCGAGACAGACCCCACAACAGATGTCAGGCTGGACACAGGCTGGCGGCTCAGGGTGAAGCTGTCTGTGTTCCTTCTACGGTAGTCGCCCAGGACAACATCCGTAAGGTCAACAACAGGCTGCGCCACACTGGTAGAGAGCTGGATGATGTTGTAGGAGGTGATGGCCACCCCTGTCAGGTCGAAAGTCCCCCCTGTGGAGGCATTGCGGAAAGAGAAGCCCTCCGCCACATCCTCCAACATCTCGATGATGGGGTTGCTCTGTGAGAGGCTGCTGTCCACCGCACGGAACTGGTAGAGGCTCGGGTCCCCGATCAACTCGAACTGGATGTCCTTGCCGATGGAGAAAGTGAACGCACAGGTGTCCGAGACAGTGGTGAGGTTTGTACCCTGAATCCAGATGTCCACCTTGCCACCCCGGTGTTCACCGCTGGCATCCAGGTCACGCTGCATCAGGGCCTGGCCCGCATCGACCACCAGAGCCTTTGTGACGCCTGCTACGCCCGCGGAGGTCTGGTGGTAGCCCTGCTCCGTCCCAGAGTCCACAGAGGCCAGAGCGCGCTCTGCACGAGCCGCCAGCTGCTGGTTGCTCTCTTGATCCGAGCCCCCGAAGGTCGCGGCTGCATTGGCCACGGAAAGGCCTGTCGCCCCACTGACCACCGAAGTGATCTGGCCAGCGCCCACATTCCCAGAGGAACCCACAGTGGTAGCCTGGATGCTGACCCTCGTGGAGTACCTTCCCGTGGAGGGGTTGTAGAAGGAAGCCCGCTTGGCGTAGGAGATGGTAGACGCCTTGGTTACCTGGAACTGGGAGGAACCACCCGAAACGATGTCACCCAAGGCCACCGTGAGATCACGGGAAGGCTGGGAGGACGTGTAGAACGTAGCCTCGCCCCGAGCGAAGCTGCCCGCTGCTCGGAAGATGCCGAAGTTGGAAGCCAACCGCTCGAACGACATGTCGATCAGGGATTGGACTTCCGCATCCCGCGTCAGGTAGAAAGCCTGCTTCAAAGCCAGTTTGTACGGGCTGCTGGCCACCGCCTGGGATGTACCCGTGTTGTTGGGGTCATCGATCAGGAGCAGCCCTGCAAAGGACTGTGCCCTGTGCAGGAAATCCAAGATGAAGCGGAGGCGCTCTGCTTCCGAGGTGAAGGGGTCAATGAAGGTGTCGCGGAGGAACGAGCCCTCTTCCACACGCACCTGGGGGTTGGAGCGGAAGATGCTGGTGATCGTCTCTCGCACCAGCTGCTGACGGGAGACCGTGGGGAAATTGCCCAGGGTCGCACGCACACGCAGAGGCTGCCCTACCACTTCCGCTGAATAGCTGGACTCAAACTCGATGCGGGTCTCAGGGTCGTAGTAGACCGCAGTGACGACGTAGTAGAGGGGGTCCGTGTTGGGGGTTGCCGCAAAGGAGCCATTGGCGATGGTCGCGGGAGTGGAGTTGGCATTGGCGGTGCGGCTGTGCGTGAAGGAGTAGTAGACCACCTCCTCCACAGACACGATGGAGAGCGTTGTCCGCACCTTGTCTACAGTCTCGGAGACCTCGTAGCTGAGGGTGAAGTCCGTCTGCAGCACAGTGTCATCGCTGTCTGTCTGTGTTCCCAGGATCGTCAAATAGAGGGGGTCTGCAGCGTGGGCACCGTTGAGGTCTGTGGCGATGTCCGCATCCACCTCTGTAGAGGCCAGAGCACGGGTGTCCTCTGACACCTCCCCCACATTGACGGTGTTCATGTTGATGCGGGAGTACCCGGTGCTCCCACCACCTGCATACACAGAAGCATAGAAGTTGAACCCCTGGAAGGAGGTGTCATCCAGACCCGCTACTTCGATGAGGACATCAGCATCCTGCTGGGTCACGTCAATGTTCGTGGCAGGGTATGCGACCACTCCCAGGTCACGCTCCTGCACCAGGGTGACCACTGCCTCCGCAGGGGCACTAATAGAACCTGTGGTGGAGATTGACCTGACCTTGATGGTGTTCTCCCCCGCCACCAGCTCCAAACCATCAGGGTAAGCAGCGGGGTTAGGGGCAGTCCAAGAGGTCCCATCAAACAGGATCAAGTGCGGGTCACTGGTGTAGGCGGCACCCCGAATGGAGATACCCATATCCACCGTGTCGGCATCTATGGTTCCCGAGAAGAAACGGGCTCCCATCGTCGTGGAAAAGCTGAGGCTCTCCCGAAGGACATTGTCAGGGCCTGTGATCTGTGGTGTTGCCATGATCTATCCTAGGAATCCCGTCCTGGCTGTGAGGGCAGCCCTGTGGTTTCCAGCCCCAGCGACAAGCCGTTGCTGCCCATCAAAGCGACTGCACCAGGCACACTGAACACAACACTGAGGTTGATGGCTTCGCCGGAGGCGTTGCTTACCACCACATCCACCATGAAGGCAGTGAGGTCTGTCTCGTGGGGGTATACATCTACGGAGAGCACCGAATAAAGGCGCTCCTTGGCTGTCACGGTCTGGAATTTGGACTGAGCTGCTTGGTACGACTGCATCAACGCCAACGCTGTCTGCACATCTTCATTGATCAACGTAGCCACCGCTCCCACAGCCTTGTTCCCAATGCGGCTCATGATCAGCGACCCATACCGCGTGTGGAAGGGGTTCGACCCCCGCTGGGTCAGCAGAATCTTCAGAGCTGCCTGGTACAAAAGGTTCTCATTCTCCACCAGGAGCGGCCCACCCTGGATGTCGAACCGCATATCGTTCTCCACATAGGTGGAACGACACCGTGGGCAGCGCTGCGGAGGGACCGCATAGGTCACCTTGAAAGCGGGGTCACCCTTGATGGGGGCACGGAACATCGGGTATCTGTTGGTGATGGTGTCTTCCCGCTGGGAAAGCTCCCAAGGAGGATACACTTGACGCCCTCGGGATCCATACTGGTTCTCGAAACCCAAGGAGTCGGCTGCCGTGCCTGTGATACGAAGGCTGCTTGCACGCCCGACGTTGGCGATATCCGTGAATATGAGATGCCCGTCATCGTTCTCAACAGAGATGTTGATGAAAGACTGGCGGAATTGCTGCACCAGGGTGTCCGCAGTCACCCGAAGTCCCGTAGGCAAAGAGAGGGTGTGGGTCTCCCCGCTGCCTGTCACCGTCAGTGAATCCTCGTCCGTGACGATGTTGAAGGGGCCAGAGAGGGCACTTTGCAGTTGCGCCTGGGAGTGCAGCCCCTGGGTAGGGATGTAGATGTCGTCATTGACCATGACCCGAACCAGGTTGACGGAAGCCGCTGGGGAACGGGTCTCCAGGGACATACGATCCGAACCCAGCTCCACAACCTCCTCGATGAGAAGGTGTTGGCACCGATGGGCTAGCTGAACATCCTGGCTCACAGGGCACTCCCATTGAAGGCTCTACCCACCGTACCGTTATAGGAGGGTTAGCGTGTAGGGGTTCGGAGTATAGGAAACAATCAGGAGCCACATGATCGTCCTTCCTTACTACAGCTATGGTCAGAGATCCAAGACCCAGAACATGTCGGTGTCGGTGTCGGGGTCACGGTCGTGGTCGTGGTCGCGGTCGTGGTCTATATCGCTGTTGAGGGGGGTC